CCACAGATATATTCACAATTGATTTTCAAGATAATTTTAAAGACCTTAGAGAGAAAATTTCAAAGGTACAAAAAAGCAAAGAGTTTCAAAGTAAAATCAATCCTAGAGAATGTAGAAATCCTGAATATTGGAATGCAGATTATGTTACCGTCAATACATTAAAGTCCTCTTTCATCACTAAAGCAATTGAGAATGATGTAGTTTCAACCGACTTAGTGGCATGGATGGACTTTGGTTATTGTAGAGAAGAATCAACATTGAATGGTGTAAAGAAGTGGAAATATCCTTTTGATAAAAACAAAATTCACTTTTTCAATATTAAAGAATGGGTACCAAATACTTACATTAGTGATGTGATTTTTAATAATGATGTTCACATAACAGGACCGTGTATTGTTGCTGGAAAAGAAATGTGGTTCACTTTAGAAAAATTGGTGCATCATAGTATAAATGAATTAATGAAAAATAATCTAGTGGATGATGATCAAACATTACTGTTGATGTCATATCTACAAAAACCAGAATTGTTTGAATTGCATCCAGTTTCCAAATCGGACTGGTTTGTTGCTTTTAAGGAATTTAGTAAATGAAAATATTTGTTAGTGGAACTTCTAATCTTGGTGATTTTTTAAATGCGATGCCTGTTTTGTCTGGTGTCAGTAAAGACGTTGCTAAATTTGATCTTGTAATTAAAAGTGAAATGAGGAAGTTCAATGGACTCAAAGAATTTTTATTGTTTCAAGATTTGTTTACTGATGTTAGTTTTGATGATGAATTGTTTATGTATGGTGATGTCATCAATTTAAGTTCGTGGCCAATTAGAGAAGATAAAGAAGATCCAAATAGGCCAACAGAAACATGTCGATATGAAAATTGGTTAAATGACAAATACAGAATGTTATTTAAAGTTGATGATGATTTTGTTCCTTTGACTCCCGAATATGATATTGAAATTAAAGATGCTTATTATGTTGGTGACCGATGGGCAGTAGGCAATATTGATGACCGTAGAGAAACACATATACTATCACATCTAAAAGATTGTGAGTTTATAGATTTCAATCGGCCAATGTTAGAGAATGCTTACATTATTAAAAATCTAAAGAAACCATTTATTACGAATTTCACTGGTGTTGGTATGTTAGCCGATCTCTGTAATGTTCCTTTATATTGTGTATGGAAAGCAGAAGATTGGAAACCAGAATTTAGGGTTGGCGATGATGTATCTTGGGATAATGGCAAGAACATTAATCAGATATTTGAAAAACATTTTTATTTAAATCGAAAGGCTAAGTTAGTTCACGCAAATGAATTACAATCTTTATTATGATTATTAATATTGAACCTGGTACCTTTGGTACAATTCGAAATGGTGATATGATTGGTGTTGCAAATGTTTTAGAGCACATTCGTAAAACAAATAACAACCCACTTATTCAGTTTCATTTAAAACCTGGTAATATTAGTTCAGATACACATTGTCAAACATTCTATGAGATAATGTTGAAAATGACTAACTACTTTTCAACCGAGCCTGGTGACGAATCATTACCATGGAGAAAAGTAAATATATGGGATTTCCGTGACATTTCTGGTGATTTGGTGAAGATACCAAATAATACACCAATGGAGAAAAAGATTACTGTATTTCCATTGTTTGATGCGCCGTACAATACATGGCGCAACTGGCCCAAATCAGTATTTGAACAAATCATACAGAAATTCTCAACCGAAGAATATAAAGATTATGAAAAAGTAATCTGTCAAAAAGGACACTTCTCAGAATCTTGTCCATACGAAGGCTGGCGGTATTCTACCAACTTTGTTCAGAATTATTACCACATTACCACAGCCGAAATCTTTGTGGGTGGTGATACTGGTTCTAGCCACTTTGCTTGGGCACTTGACAGAGGACCTAAAGAACTGTTATACTATGGTTCTAGCCGAGGTTTAATTCATACTTTACCATTCTACCTCCTTGAAGGAAAAGGTAAAATGACAACTTATTGGCTGGACTTTGAAGGAACACAGTTTTAAATCCAACATTTTTCGTGCTATGTATCGAACCGAATGTTTTTAGTTTGGGACATAGAAAATTTGAATGTTGTATAAATAAGCAAACCGGCAACCAAAGTGTGTTGCAAATCTAGTAAGGAAATCAATGCGGTCTTTTTTATCGTTTCTGAGAGAAGCTACATCTATTGACGATGAACAATTGGGTCATTTAACCCATACAAAAGATATTCCCCATGAGGATACATCAAAAGGACAAGAGGCAATAAATCTTTTGAGGGACTTTCATAACATTCGCCAAGGTAAACCATCTAGTGACACCAAAGCCACGTTAAAAGTGGATGGTGGTGCGTCTGTTCATGTCATACACGATAAAGATGGTGTTGGTGTATCCGACAAACATAGATTCAAACGAGGTGTTATAGCAAGAACACCACAGGAAATCGATAAACATTTTGGCCATGCACCAGGTTACGCTAAAGCTCTTAAACACATACTAAAACACGGTAAAGAATTTGTCAATAAAGGTCACCATGTTCAAGGAGATTTGTTGTTTAGTCCAGCTGAAGAAGTAAAAAAAGAAGGTGAGCACACATCAACCACACCAAATAGAATAACATATAAAGCAAAAACAAAAGCACCAGTTGGTATCGCTATACATACCGAAGTTAAAAAAGGTGTCGCACAAGCCCTTTCAAAAGGTGCTCTAAAACATTCGAATAATGTTTTTGTACCAAACCATGAATATAATGCTGAACCATCTTCCTATTCTCAAAAAGATAAAGAAACCACAGAGCATCACCTAAATATGGCTCAACAACTTTTAGATAAACATACTTCTGAACACTTGACACCAGAGCACACAAAACACTTTATAACTTATCTTAATGGAACAACAAGACAGAATACAAAGCCATCAGTAAATGGTTTTAAATCACACTTAAATAAAATAAAAGAGAAAGAAGCTGGCAAGATGAAAACGCCTGTAGGACAATTGAGAAAAGAACAACACTATGATGCCTTGGTTAATCATGTTGACACACATAAAGAAAATTTTCAAAGATCACTTGAAATTAGGCACCATCTATCACAAGCAACCGAAAGTCTACTAAAGAATATACACCATACTGATATGGAAACAAGCATAGAGGGTAAAAAGTCGCCAGGTGAAGGTATTGTGCTCCAGAAAAATAATCGACCTGCAGCAAAACTGGTGCCACAAAAAGTATCTCATGCACTTTTGACAAACACACGGTTTCAGAAAGTTCAATAAATGAAATCATTTTTAGATATACTAAAAGAACAACAAGAGGGTGAAAAGCACCACGTTATCACTTTTGGTAGAATGAGTCCACCCACATCAGGACACTTGAAATTAATCAATAAAGTAAAAGAAGTTGCTAAGAAGAATAATGCAACACATACGATTATTGTTTCACATACACAAGATAGTAAGAAGAATCCTCTGAGTGCAGAACAGAAGATTAAACACCTCAAACGTTATGCCGCTGGCCCAATAACAGAGGCAACAAAATCTGAAGGTACAAATTTCAAAGCAGCATCAAAAGAAAAACCAACAATATTACATCATGCGGTAGAAGCTCATAAGAATGGTGTCACACACTTACATGTTGTTGTTGGTTCTGATCGTGTTAAAGAAATGCACCACCTATTACACAGATACAATGGTGTAGAAGCTGGTCACGGAAAATATCATTTTAAGAAAATTACAGTTCATTCAGCTGGTCATCGTGATCCTGATGCTGAAGGTACCGAAGGTATGTCGGCTACTAAGATGAGAGAACATGCCAAGAATAAAAACTTCCATGAATTTAGAAAAGGTGTGCCATCACATGTATCTGATTCTCATGCCAAAGAGTTAATGCACGATACTCGTAAAGGTATGGGTTTACATGAACAGTATAACCGTGGCCAATTTAAGGCAATATTCGTAACTGGTGGTCCAGGTTCTGGTAAAGATATTGTAATTCGTGAAGCCATTGCTGAAGGTAAAATTGTTGAGTTAAATTTTGTTCAGGCCAAGGATTACCTTGCCGACAAACAAAAATTATCAGAAAAAACCAGTGATTTTCGTAGGGAAGCCATCCGTAGGAGAGGTCCACTATTAATTAATGGTCCGGCCGATGACCTCCAGAGGTTATCATATATAAAAGAAGAATTGGAAGAATTGGGGTATGACACCATGATGATTTTTGTCAATACCACCAACGAAGTTAGTAAAGAAAGAAACTCGGCATTATCCAGAATGATGGTAGAGTCGGTTCGGTATGACAAATGGATGAAATGTCAAGAAAATACTAAATATTTTAGAGAAATGTTTGTTGATTTCATTGGGTTTGACAATACTGGTAAATTAGATACCAAGGAACAGGATATTACAGAGGTATATCAATTTACTAAACAATTCTTGGATACTGGCAATATTAATGATATCGCTAGTGATTGGAAAAATAGGAATGTTTCATTATTTAAGGAAGAAAAAAATGTTAAAAGCACTAATCGATTTTCTAAAGTTAAAACCACGCCAGAACTCCGAGCAGGTGGCCTCGATAGTTTGTCCCCCGACAACCGAGCAAGCGACCCCAACGCAGACGACATCAAGTGGAACGCAAACAAAACAAGAGGAAGTTACACCTTCCGCACCTACACAGAAGAAAAGCCAGTCCTCAAAATCTCGCCAGAGCCAAAAGAGACCAACTTCTCCAAAGACAAAGAAAAAGTAGGTAAAAGGAAAAGGTTTACCGATATACAGTCGGTAAACCAAAGAATTAGAAACGTGGCCTCGGTAGGCCCCGAATACGATACACGCCAGCAAGGAACAGTATATCCTATGTCAGGTCTAGGCGATGTAACTTATAGAGAACAAAAACAATTTAGTAAGTTTAGAAAAGTATTGGAAGCGATTGACGATCCTGGTGCCAATGACATGGGTGTTGCTGGCGTTCTTGGTGGTTCAACCAATAAAGAACCTTTGGAAACGTATAAAGATGTGGAGAGAAATACTACCACTCAAATAAAAAAAAGAAAAACAACGGAGAAAAAAAATGTTTACAAAAATTAATGTAAGCCAATCTTTAATAGATGCTGTTAAAAACGTCATTGACGAGGCTGGTCCTGTCAAAGAACCCACTTCTACAGGCATGAAAGTGTATGGCCGTAGTTATGGTAATTCAGCAAAAGCTAAACAAGACCAAACGAAATCTTCCGTTGACGATTTAAAGGGTCCTAAGACCAAAGATTTAATTAAGAAAGATGTGGAAGATCACAAAAAAACAAAAGGTCGTTATGATGAGGCCGCTAAGCCAGATTATCTTGACTTTGATAAAGATGGTAACAAAAAAGAGCCTATGAAAAAAGCCTTAGCTGACAAAGGAAAAGTTCAAAAAGAAGAAGTCAAAAAAGAAGAACTTAAAGGTGATCAACATAAAATTGACAAGAACAAAAACAATAAAATAGATGCGCACGACTTTGCCATTCTCCGTGGCCAAAAGAAAGTCAAAGAAGATATGCATTTTGCCAAAAAATTAATTGAAGGTATGAAGCGTTCTGATATACCTGCCTCTGTTCGTAAAGCTCGTGGTGATGCACCATTGACACCGGCAGAAGTGAAAGCTCCAGCAAAAGATTCTATTTCTGCTTCTGCAAATCTAGCTAAAGCACGTAATGAAGAAGTTGAAGAAATAGATGAAGTTAAAAAACCAACAGGTGAATTAAAAGATGCCTGTTGGAAAGGTTACACCGCTGTTGGTATGAAAATGAAAGGTGGCCGTAAAGTGCCTAACTGTGTTCCAGAAGAAACACAACAAGAAGAAGTGATTGATG